TTCACTAGAAAAAAAATTGGGAGCAAGAACAGATGAATTATCAAAACAAGTACGCGAAGATATTGAAAAAGAAAAAAGAGCTAAAGTACCTGAAAACTACGAAATTACCAAACCTGAATTGGAAGAGGGAGTTGATGTCGATATCAATGCTGATATGCCTTTACTACAGTGGTGGCAAAAAACAGCCAAAGATAATGGCCTTACTCAGGAACAATTTGATGACGGTATTAAAGCATTTATAAATAATGAAGTAGATGGCTTACCAAGTCTAGAAAGTGAAAAAGAAATATTAGGTGAAAATGCAACTGCTAGAATAGAAGCTGCTGAACTATGGTCAAAAAAGAATTTGTCTACTGAAGCATATGAAACAATGTCTAGGATAGCAAATACTGCTAATGGAGTAAAATTAGTAGAAGAAATAATGAAACTAAATAAAGATGCTCCAATACCTACTACAGAAACTGCTATTGAAGCAGCACCTAGTTTAAATGATTTACGATCTATGATGCAAGATAAAAGATATTGGTTAGACAAAGACCCAGCGTACATAGAAAAAGTATCAAACTTATATGAAAAATACTATGGAAACAAGAAAGAGGCTGAGGGTTAAGTGGAGAGATGCAGAGTCACATTCTGAGTGGCTTGATCCAGAAACTGCCAAGAAGTATAAACCAGCTATCAATTATACTGATGGTTTCTTACTAGTAGATAATTCAGATGTAATTATTTTATATATGTCATACAATGAAACAGATATTGGTGACACTTGTGTTATTCCAAGAGAAAATGTTGTTGATATTTGTGAATTGAAAATAAGTAAAAAATATGTCAGTAAGGTCTCAATAGACCACTAAGGCCCTAGATTTGCCTGTAAAGATAACAAATCAAACCCCTGTGTGACAATCTAGGTAACAAATAAGCAAACACGGAGGTTAGAATGTCTGCTCAAATTACTAATGCTTTTATTACTCAGTTTGAGGCTGAAGTACATATGGCATACCAAAGAATGGGTAGTAAGTTCAAAGGGCTAGTTCGTACCGTAAATGGTGTTAGTGGTGAATCTGTAAAATTCCAAAAAGTTGGAACAGGTGAAGCTACTACAAAAGCAAGACATGCTGAGATTGTTGCTATGAACATTTCACACTCAAATGTTACTGCAACTCTATCAGATTTCTATGCGTCTGATTACGTAGACAAACTAGATGAACTGAAAACCAATATTGACGAAAGAAGCGTAATTGCAAATAATGCAGCTTATGCTTTAGGTCGTAAGACTGACAGCATCATTACTGATGCAATGGCGTCTGCAACTACTGTTGCAAACAATGCTGGTGCAAATGGTGCTTCATCTTTAGCTACTGACATGAATGTCGATAAGTTTAAAGATATGCAAGCGTTATTCGGTACAAATTCTGTGCCAGATGACAACCAAAGATATTGGGCAATCGGTCCAAAACAATGGTCTGACTTATTATCTGATGATCAATGGACAAGAAGTGAGTACTTAGGAAACTCAGAATTACCTTATGCTGGTATGAACTACACAGCTAAAAGATTCTTAGGTTTCTTAACATTCGTTTTCTCAGGTCTAGATACATCAGGATCAACTGATAGACACACAATTTGTTGGCACAAGTCATCAATGGGTCTAGGTATTGGATCAGAAGTTAGAACTGAAGTTAACTATATACCTGAAAAAGTCTCTCACTTAATGACTTCATACTTAAGTATGGGATCAATATTGATTGATGATAACGGTATCAGAGTACAGAAGTGTGCAGAATAGGAGATAAATATGGCATACGCTTTAGATAACCCTATTAAAAAAATCTCTCAAATGGGAGATACCAACAGCATGTGGTACTACGCTGATGGCGACGCAATAGGTACAATAGATGACAACGAGTACTTTTTACTATCTACAACTGAATTGACAGCTGGAGATGTAATCATAGTAAACAGTGGTGGCTCGAATGGTGTAGTAGATATGTTAATCGTAACTACAGCAAGCGCTACTCAAGTTAGAACTGCTTTACTTTCATAATTACTACTAATGGTGGGGGTTTTTACCCCCACTTAAATATGGAGATATAATGGCAATAGCTGGAAGTTTAATTAAAGGAGCAACTAAAGTAGTAGGTAAAGCTATTAATGTAGCCAAAAAAAAGAAAAAAGATTTAGAAACTAAAGGTAGAAGAGTAAAATCAGCATTAAATAAAAAAGGAAAAACAGCAGATATACCTGATGTTGCTGCTGGTGCTGCTGCAAGTACAATACAAACTGGAAAACAAATAGCTAAAAATCCTACTGTAAAAAAAGCTGTAAAAGCAACAAAAGAAACAATATCAAAAGCAACAAAAAGTCCTGCTGGAATAGCAGCTACTGAATCTTTAAAACAAATAAATAAAGCTACTGGAGGATTAGCACCAGTTGCTGTAGGTGCAGCAGCTGCTGGAAGTATACTAGCTGGAGGAGGTATAACAAATTCATTAGTAAAAGCTAATTCAAAACCAGAACAAGAATATAATATTACAAGAATGAGTGATGGTAGATTTTCTACAACTTTTAAAGATAAAAATGCTAATGCTGTATTTAGTGCAAAACAATTATCTGAAAAAGAAATTGATGATGTTAGAACACAATTAGCAGTATTAGATAGTATTTTAGATTCTAGTGATCCAAAAGCAAGAAGTAAAGAATTTAAAGATACAGTAATGAATTTAGCAAAAAAATATAAAATATCTAATATTACTGGTAAAAATTTATCTGTTATTATTCCTAATATTGAAGGTGGAGTACAATTAAGACAAAGAGCTTAATATGGCAGTAACAAAAGTAGATATAGCTTCAAGAGCATTAATAATGATAGGAGCAAATCCTATTTCATCATTTACTGATGGTACTACTGAAGCATTAACAACAAATACAATATACGAAGAAATAGTAGAATCTACTCTAGTAAGATCAAACTGGAGATTTGCTACAGGACAAAAACAGTTATCATTACTAGCTGATGCACCAGCTGGTAGATTTGAATACGCATATCAAATTCCAGCTAATCCACAGTGTTTAAAAATTATAGCAATAACTTGTAATGATGCATTACTTACATATCAAAGATATGAAGATAAAGTTTACTTAAATGGTTTTGGTCAAAACAGTACAGTAATAATGGATTATATCTTTAGACAGAACGAGGATCATTTTCCACCTCATTTTCGTTTAGCTATAGAATATAAACTAGCTAGTATCTTTGCTGGTAGTATAGCAAGAGATGCAGCTATGGTTAGAGAGTTTGACCAACTTTCTGAAAGACAATTACTTATAGCTAAAAATACTGACTCACAGGAAACTACAACAAAAACGCTGTCTACTAATCGATTTATTACAGATAGGAGAAGCAGTCGTAGTGGACTTGTTCAGTCATAATGCCAAGAAAAGTAAGACAAGTATATACAAATTTTTCTGCTGGAGAAATAAACAATCTCTTAAATGCTAGAACAGATGCCAAAGCATATTTTGAAGGTGGTAAACAAGTAAGAAACTGGTATCTTCTTGATGAAGGTGGAGTAATGCGTAGACCAGCTACAGAATATATGGCTACCTTACCAGCAGAATGTAGACTAATACCATTTATATTTTCTAATGATGAAGTAGCTTTATTTGTTTTATCTAACAATAGATTAGATGTATACAACTCTAGTGGAACAGCAATACAATCTAACATTACTTCTAATTGTAATTGGACTACTGCACAGCTATTTGAATTAAACTTTGCACAATTTGGAGATACTGTATTTATTTGTCATAGAGATAATCCTATTAGACAAATCAAAAGAACTTCTGCTAGTACATTTGTTGTAAGTGCATTTGCATTTGAAGAAGATGATTCTGTTACAGTAGGTGGTGTAAATAAAACTACACAACCATTTTATAAATATGCAGACAGTACAATTACAGTTACACCAGCAGCTACAAGTGGTACTGGTGTTACTTTGACTGCTAGTGCTGATGCTTTTGTATCAGGACATAATGGTACATATTTAAAAATAGGTGGTAAACAAGTTAAGATTACTGGGTTTACAAGTGCAACACAAGTTACAATAACAATAGTAGAAACACTTGCTGGAACAAGTGCAGAAGCAGATTGGGCAGAACAATTACTATCTAGTGTAAGAGGATTCCCACAAGCTGTGTCATTCCATGATAATAGACTTTGGTTTGCTGGAGCTAGAGATAAACCTTCAGCAGTTGTTGCAAGTCAAATAGGAGGATATTTTAATTTTGATTTAGGAACAGGATTAGCAAATGAAGGTATAAATGTATCTATTACTGGTGATACTGTAAACGAAATAAGACATCTAGTATCATCAAGAAACTTACAAATCTTTACAGATAGTGGAGAGTTCTTTGTACCTGTATCTTCTCAATCAGCTGCTATAACACCAAGTAGTATATCTTTTTTAAGACAAACACCTTATGGCTGCAATAGAGCTAACCCAATACCTTTTGATGGTGCTTCTTTGTTTAGTCAAAAAAATGGTAAATCAATTAGAGAATATGTATTCTCAGATGTAGAACAAGCATATAGATCAACAAGTGTATCTGTATTAGCTTCTCATTTAATTGATACACCTAAACAATTATCAATGATTACAGGTAATGAAATAAAACCAGAACAGTTTGCTTTTTTCTTAAATAGTGGCACAACACATGATGGTAAAATAGCAGTCTTTCATA